GATTTTGTTGATTTAAGAAAAAATCATGGTAAAGAAGAAATGAGAGCAAGGGATTTATTCTTAGCAATATGGACAAATGATTTATTTATGGAAGCTGTTGTTAATGATACTGATTGGTATCTTATGTGTCCAAATGAATCACCAGGTTTGCATGATTGTTATGGACAAGAATTTAAAGATTTATATGAAAAATATATTATAGAAGGGAATTTTAGACGTAAAATTAAAGCAAGAGATTTGTGGTCAAAAATTATAGAAAACCAAATTGAAACTGGTGTTCCATATATTTTACATAAAGATTCAATAAATGAGAAATCTAATCAAAAAAATATTGGTGTTATTTCAAGTTCTAACTTATGCTGCGAGATTGTTGAATATACATCTAAGGAAGAGAGTGCCGTCTGCAACTTGAGTTCAATAGGGCTACCTAAACTTGTAAATGAAAATGGTTTTGATTTTAATAAATTATATGATGTTGCATATATGTCAATAAAAAATCTTGATAGAGTAATAGACATAAATTATTATCCAACAAATGAAACACAATTAAGTAATTCTAAACATAGACCAGTTGGTTCAGGTATTAATGGTTTAGCTGACGTTTTTGCTATGTTAAAACTACCTTTTGATTCTGTTGAAGCTAAGGAATTAAGTAAAAAAATTTCAGAAACAATTTATTTTGCATCATTAACAGCATCAAATGATTTGGCAATTGAAAAAGGCAAATATTCAACATTTGATGGTTCACCAACTTCAAAAGGTATTTTACAATATGATATGTGGGAAAATAGAACTGTTGCTAATAATAAAATTTTAAATAGTGAACCTATTAAATTATCAGGAATGTGGGATTTTGATAGTTTAAAAGAAAAAATTATAAAATATGGTCTTAGAAATTCACTTTTAACAACAATATTACCAAGTGCATCAACAGCACAAATATTAGGAAATAATGAATGTATTGAACCTTTTACATCAAATATATATTCAAGAAAAACTTTAAGTGGTGAATTTGTATTAACAAATAAACATTTAATTAAAGAATTAATTGATTTGAAATTATGGAGTGATGATATTAGAAAAAAGATTATTATAAATAATGGTTCTGTACAAAATATTGAAGAAATTCCAAGTGATATAAGATATAGATATAGAACAGTTTGGGAGATGAAAATGAAAGACATTATTGATATGTCGGCTGATAGAGCACCATTTATTTGTCAAACACAATCTTTAAATCTTTTCTTTAAAGATATTAATTATGCTAAATTAACTGGTTCATTAATTTATGGTTGGTTGAAAGGTTTAAAAACTGGTTCATATTATATTAGACAAGATGTTTCAACAAAAGCTAATAATATGTTAGGTATTGATACAACAACAAGTAAGAAGAGTGAAATTGAAGAAATAGCTTGTTCATTAGATAATCCTGAAGATTGTTTAGCTTGTTCAGCATAAATTTTAAAATATGTTAAAACAAAATTATTATATTGCCACTTTATCATATAAAGTGGCAATATCAATTATAATAGAAAAACATTATTTGCACAGACAAGCACCATGTTCATTTGCATTTGGTTTATTTGATAAAAAAAATGATGAAATTGTTGGTGTGGTAATTTATGGAACACCATCCTCAGCACCATTGAGGATGGGTATATGTGGTATAGAAGAAAAAGATAATGTAATAGAATTAACTCGATTATGGGTTGATGATAAAGTACCTAAAAATGGTGAATCTTTTTTAATTGGAAATACAATAAAAAAAATTAATAAAGAAATAGTTGTTTCATATGCTGAAATTAATCAAGGACATTTAGGTGTAGTTTATCAAGCAACAAATTGGTTATATACTGGCTTATCTGCAAAAAGAACAAATTGGACAATTGAAGGTATTGATAAACATTGTCAAACAATTGCGGATAAATATACATCAAAAGAGATTAGAGAAAAATATGGTGATGATTTTAAAATAATTGCAAGACCAAGAAAACATAGATATGTTTTTTTTAATTGTAATAAATATAGAAAAAAAGAATTATTATTAAAACTTAAATATAAGTTATTACCTTATCCAAAATGAAATGGTGAATGTACAAAACATTCACCATTTTTTTTATAAATTTTATTCTATATATTTATTTATAAAGAATATATTTTATAAAATGACATATGGTATAGATTTTCCATTTAAAGATAGTTTAAAAGGCGATTATTTAAATTTAACGGAAACCTCAAACAACGAAGTTAGAGCAAATTTAATTCATTTATTATTAACACGTAAAGGTAGTAGGTATTTTATGCCTGATTTTGGTACGAGAATATATGATTATATTTTTGAACAAAATGATTTAATTACATACAATTTAATCGAAGAAGAAATAAGAGAAGGTGTTAGAAAGTATATTCCAAATTTAGAAATAAATAAGATTTCAATAACTAATGCTGAAAATGAAGAACCAACAATTGATGAACAAAATAGTAATAGATTATTTAAAACATCAATAACAGCGTATAAACCATATACAGCAAAAGTAAAAATAGACTTTACAGTTAATAATGGAACATTTTCAAGTTCTGATTTTATAATAATTAATATTTAAAATGAATAAAAAAATATCATATAGTAATAGGGATTTTGCATCAATAAGACAAGATTTAGTAAATTTTACTAAAGAATATTACCCAGATTTAATAAACAACACCAATGATGCTTCTATTTTTTCTGTTTTATTAGATTTAAATGCGGCTGTAACTGATAATTTACATTATCATATTGATAGAGTATGGCAAGAAACAATGTTAGATTTTGCACAGCAAAAACAATCATTATTTCATATTGCTAAAACATATGGTTTAAAAATACATGGCAATAGACCATCCGTTTCTTTATGTGATTTTTCAATAAACGTTCCAGTTAAAGGAGATAAAGATGATGAAAGATATTTAGGAGTTATAAATCCAGGTATGCAATTATCTGGTGCTGGACAATTATTTGAAACGATAGAAGAAATTGATTTTTCAAACCCATTTAATATAAGAGGTGAACCAAATAGATTAAAAATACCTAATTTTGATGGTAATAATAATTTAATTTCATATACGATAACCAAAAGGGAAGCTGTAATTAACGGTTCAACTCGTATTTTTAGAAAAGTAATTACAGAACAAGATCAAAAACCATTTTTAAAAATATATTTACCCGAACAAAATGTTTTAGGTGTAACATCAGTTATTCATAAGGAAGGAACTAATTATGTATCTAATCCAATTGATAGTGAATTTATTGATGAAAAAAATAAATGGTATGAAGTTACTAATTTAATGGAGAGTAAAATTTTTATTCCTGATTCTACAAGTTATTCAGACAAATTAAATTTTAAAGCTGGTAAATATATTGATGTAACAAATAAATTTACAACAGAATATACCCCAGAAGGATTTTTCTATTTAACATTTGGTTCAGGTAATGTAAATCCATTAGATAATTTAGATAATTACATGACAGGTAATTTAAAAGTTAATTTATCTACTTATTTAAATAACACTTCTTTAGGTGCAATAGCAAGAACTAATACAACGCTCTTTATTAAATATAGAGTTGGTGGTGGTAAAAATACAAATTTAGGGGTTGGTGTTATTAATTCTATTGATGATGTTGATTTTAATATTGATGGACCAAATGAAGATATTAATAATCAAGTTATACAATCATTAAAAGTAAATAATATAACGCCATCTGTTGGTGGTGCTGACCAACCAACTACGGAAGAAATTAGACAAATGATTTCATTTAATTTTGCTGCACAAAACAGGGCAGTATCATTAAATGATTATAAGTCATTAATTGAAAATATGCCATCAATTTTTGGTGCACCAGCAAAAGTAAATGTAATTGAAGAAGACAATAAAGTTAAGGTAAAAATATTATCATATGATGATAATGGTAATTTAACCAATATAATTTCAAACACATTGAAGAATAATATTATAAATTACTTATCACAATATAAAATGATAAATGATTATATTGATATAGTTAGTGGTGATGTAATTGATTTAGGATTAGAAGTTGATTTATTGGTAAATAAAAATAATAATTCAACTGAGATTATAAAAAATGTTATTTTAAATGTTACTGATTATTTTAAAATAGAAAATCATAAAATGGGTGATCCTTTATTTGTAGGTGATTTATTTAAGATTATAGGAAACGTATCTGGTGTTGTAAATATAAATGATATTAGAGTTTATAATAAGATTGGTGGAACATATTCATCATCTGAAACTTCACAAGCATATAAAGATAGTGCAACAAAAGAGATATTACAAAATGATATGTTGATACATATGAACTCTAATCAAATTTATCAAATAAGATTCCCAAATAAAGATATAAGAATTAGATTAAAAACAATAGGAACAACTACATTTTAATCTTAAAAAATATTATATTATAAAAAATATAAATTAAATGTTAGAAAAATATAGAATAAATACAAATATAGGTGATGAACAACATTTAATAGTAGAATTAAAACAAGATTTTGATTTATTAGAAATACTTTCATTAAAAATAACACAAAAAGAAGCATATACATCATTATGTGCTGATTATGGTGTTGTTTGTGGTAGATTAACAGCTAATAATGGGTTTGGATTACCAAATGCGAAAGTTTCAATATTTATACCATCAGATGGAAATATTGATGATACTGTAATAAACGATTTATATCCATATAATGATATAAACGAAAGAAATAAAGATGGTTATAGATATAATTTATTACCAAATAAAAAACAACATTCGGGTCATACACCTGTCGGTACTTTTCCATCTCAAGAAGATGTATTGAATAGAGAAGAAGTTTTAGAAGTTTATGAAAAATATTACAATTTTACTGTAAAGACTAATCAATCAGGAGATTTTATGATTTGGGGTGTTCCTTTAGGAACACAAACATTACACATAGATATTGATTTATCAGATATGGGTTGTTTTTCATTAAGACCATATGATTTTATAAAAAAAGGTTTTAATAAAGAACAATTTGATAGAGTTTATAATTTCAAATCAAGTACAGATTTAGATGGTTTACCACAAATAGTTTCTTTTGATAAAACAATTGAAGTTATACCTTTTTGGGGTTCAGCAGATATTTGTAATATTGGTATAACAAGAAGTGATTTTGATTTATCAAATGTTGGTATCAAAATTGAACCAATATCATTAGTTTTAGCATCATCAATAACAGATGATAAAAATAGTGCTATAAAAAGAACTGGTGTTATACGTAAAAATAGTGGCACTAAATGTTCTTTGCAAACAAATGAAGGTAAATTAGAATGTGTTAGATTTACAAGAAATAAAGTTTATGGCTCTGATGAAACAACATTATACCCACAATTAGAATATTATAATATTGAAGAAACAATAGATGAAAATGGTGTTATTATGGCAGTAATACCAATGAATAGAGACTATGTAATTACAAATCAATATGGTGAACAAGAAATTACTAATGATTTAAATAAAGGTATTCCAACTTCTACAACAGCAAGAATGAGATTTTCATTAAATATTGATGGAAATAAAACAACAACAGCAAAATACTTAGTACCTAATATTAGAGAGTTTAACTCAAATTCAAACGGAGCATTTAATAGAAATGATGAATATAATGAAGGTATCTTATCTTCTTATATTTTTTCAGATGTATTTGAAGATTATATAAATGTACCAAGAAAAAGTGGTTTAAATTTTAATAGTACAGGTTTTGGAACAAATGTTAAGAATTATAAAAAAGATTTAATTTTAGGTACAAATAATAATAATATACCTGAAGATTATTTTTATAAATTTTTATATGGTAAAGTTTATACTGTATCTTCATTTCAATCTTCACACTATGAAGTTTCAGCAATAGGTAGTATTTTCGGTACATCAAGGAAAGATGCTTTTTTAGGAATAAAAGATATTAAACCAACAATAGAAGAAGATTGTTCATCATCAACTAATTATTTTCCAACAAATTTTGCCTATAGAAATAACGTTAAATTTTCTATTATTTTAAGTAATTTAGTTTTATACTCACAATATATAATATTATTAATAGCAAATTCTTTAACAGAAGCACTTGGTAGATCATATTTTAATATTGGTAAAGCGTTAATAACAATAGGGGTTTTTGGAATACGTGATGTTGGTAAAAACTTTTTAGAATCAGCATTTAAGATTCAAGAATCTAATCAAAAAGTATTAAGTTTATCAACATATCCTGATTGCGAAGAGTGTACAATTGATAGTGATAATATTTCAGTATCAAATGTTAATAATAATTATTGTAGAATAGGTGAAATAAAAATGGAAATTTTACCATTTAATAATAATATTTATTTTTTCGTAAGAAATAATGATATTGATAATTGGTTAAATACACAAACAACAGCAAATAGTTCATATTTAAGTTATTTATTTCAAGGTGAATCAGCTAAAATGACTGATACACAATGTAATAATTCATTAATTTTAACAAAAAATCAATTAACAAACTTAGGTTTTTTAAATACAACTTTAACTAATGAAAAAAGAATTATTGGTGAAGTTTATTCAATTAATCAAAATATAGAAAAACAAAACTTTAATAATTTTAATATTATTTTTAGTAATGTATTTAATAATCTTAATGATAAATCATTTGGTTTAATTGATATTTTAGTTCCAGAAGCACCAAAAATATCAATTAGACAACAAATAAGTGGTAGTACTTTATCTTTTACAATAGTAAATAGTATAGGTCAGCCAACAACAGTATTTGAAGATGTTAAAATTGTTTTCGAGACTATATATACAGATTGTAATTTTGTTGTAACATTAGTTACAAATGAAGTTATGATTAAAAATGGTAATAGTTTAGCTACTTTTAATTTATCAAAACCAAGTTGTTCTAATGGTAATATTCAAACAAATATATTCAAAAAAATAATTAGTATAAGTACTAATTATCCATTATATACAACACCAACTGGTGAAGAAGGAACAAAAATAAGTGGTTTAGGCTTTTATTTTTCATATGATGATTGGAACTCATTATCAGGTATGGAAATTACTAATGATAATATTAATACTATTAAAAATTCAAATATTGCAATTAGATTTTTAGATAGAGATTTTACTTTAGATGGTAATTTTAGTAATCAGATAAATATTGAACAAGGGTGTGAAAAATATGATAAATTCTATGATGAAGAAAATAATCAATATAAATTTTTATATGGTGTTTTTGATTATGGTGTAAATAGCATACCAGTAAATGATGGCGATATAAATTTATTAACAGATAGAGCGAACAGTTTAAATAGTAATTATAATGATGTTCCAGGATATAGTACAACTTTATTTAGAGAAGGTTTAACACCACCAAATCCAAATTATAGTTTATTAGCAACTATTTCTGGTGCTGATGATACATTTAGATTACCAAATGTAATTAATTTAGATGGTAATATAATAAAATTTGACAAAAAAACTAAATCTGGTTTAACTGAAATAAGAGATGGTGTAATAACAATAGTACCTGTAATTAGAGGAACATCTAATAATTCAACAGTTATTAGAGAATGGTATAAAAGAAAAAAAATAACTGCATTTTTTTGTGGTGGTATTGTTAATTATTCATTTATAGATAACTGGTTACATGGTTTATTGTACTTTTTTAAATTTGATTTTAAAATAAAATGGGATAATTTTGATAATTTTGATTTAAATGTTAGAAAAAGTAAATATCCAAGAGAATTAATATTTTTTAACATATTAGATAATACCTTTTATTTTAGAGCAACACCGTTCAATATAACACAAGGATTTAAAGGACAAGATTATAATGGTTATAAAGAAATTTTAAGACCAACAACTTTTTATGATATAGGTGCAAGAGATGAATATTTTAAAGAAATATGTTATGACCCTAATATTAATTCAATGTCATCAGTTGTCAGAGATATAACGTCAACAAGTTATCAAGATCCATCAACAATCGTTGAATATGCTATAAATAATAAGTTAGATAGTTCTAATAATGAATTAGATATTAATGATTTCTTTAATGAAGGAATATATGGTAATAAATTATCAACACTAAATGGTGATTTAATTCAATTATTTTCAATTAATAGTGAAGTTGGTATTGAAGCATTTGATTTAGATTCACCACAATATTTTATTTATAATAATGAATTTATGGACATTGAAAATTCATCCTTTGGTACATATTTTAAAAATAATGGTGTTTATGGTCCAACAGCTATTGATTTTAAATTGGATGATAACGGTAGATATTTAAGAGAAAATTTAAATTATAGGTTAGGAAATATGTCACAAAATGTACCGTTTTTCTTATGGGATAAAAAAGGGGTTGGTTTTGGACAATATAGTAATTTAGCAAATATACAGCAATGGGATAGAACAGATATTGCCAATATGAAATTACAAAGAATTAAATCAGTTAATAATATTAACGCAACTACAACAAACTACGTTTTTAATGGCAATAATGAAGAATATTTATTAAAGCCAATTACAATAACACATGATACCTTTTATTTTAGTGGAAATACAAGTGATTCATTAGAAAGATTTGAAGTAGTTAGTTTAAATATACCAACAAATACAAATTCATTTATTGAAGGTGATATGTGGTTAAAAGTTATTGAAGGTACATTAAAAGACCCAATAATTGGTGATATTTATGTTGTTGTCAATAAAATGTGGATAAAACAAAACAAACAATATGCTAAAAATATTTATGAAACATTTTTAACTCAAACACAAAACAACTATTCAGGTAATAAACAAGTATTGTCAACCCCATTCTTATTTTATTTTGGGTTAAGACCACAGAAAACAGCATTAGACGAATTA